ACTACCCACAAGACGAGGGTTCGGGCTTCAGTGCAAGAACACTCAGGATATTCGAGTTCGGTCACTATATCGAAGATTACGCTGCAATGTGGCTACGCGATGCAGGGTTCGATCTGCGAACAGAGGATAAAATGGGAAAACAGTTTGGCTTTTCTATAGCTGATGACGAAATCAAAGGACACATTGATGGCGTTGTCTGTGACGGTGACGTAGATATGGGCTATCCATGTCTGTGGGAAAACAAGTCAGCGAACGATCAAAAGTGGAAAGGCTTTCAGCGCATGGGGGTAGCAAAGGCAAATCCTGTTTACGCTACTCAAATCGCTTTATATCAAGCCTACATGGATCTTACAGAACATCCTGCGCTCTTTACAGTGGTAAACAAAAACACATCTGAGATTTACTACGAGTTAGTGCCGTTCAATCGGGAGTTAGCACAGTCGGCAAGTGACAAGGCTGTAAATATCTTGACTGCGGCTAAAGCAGGTGACATTCTACCTCGCATAGCTCAAACAAAAGATTTTTATCTTTGTAAGTTTTGCGAGTTTAGGGAGACTTGTTGGAATAATTAAAAAAAGCGGGGGATAGGCAAAAGGACTATGATCTACCCCCCGAAGAGGTAAATAGGTATATAAGGACAATATAATGTCATTAAGGGTAATTGGCAACACAAGATATAGTAGTGAACCGAGAGATTTAGTCGCAGAGATAACGGATAAAGTTCCGTCTTATGTGCAAATAGATGCTTTAAAAAACGCTTATCCAAACGGAAGAATTGTTCGGAATGAGTTTTATTTAGGATCTTTGAACGGCGAAGCGGGTCAATCTCTCAAGATTAATATAGATCCATCTAGCTCAGAGTTTATGCGAGGCATGGACTTTAACACAGGTGACGGCATCGGGGGTATAACAAAAATCCTGATGGCGGCATACAGTTGGAAAATTAAAGATGTAGCCGAACATTTTGGTACATGGCTGGAAAAACCAAAGACAGAACCACCCATGAACCCAATAAATCCTGCACTTGCCCAGCCGCAGCAGGAACCACAACCCGAACAAATTAAACAAAAGCGGGTCATCGACTACTCAACGCCATACGATGGAGAGTATTTATATCTATCAGAAGACGGTGAAATCATCGTTGCTGTCAGGAAATACATCGAACGGGATCAAACTGGTGAAATTGTTCGGGATAATGACGGCAGCGCAAAGAAAGAGTTTCGTCAGTTTCCACGTTTACCAGAAACTAGGCCGTTATATAACCTACCGCAGATTAAAGAAGCAGATCGGGTCATATGGGTAGAGGGCGAAAAGTGTGCTGATGCACTGATCAATCTTGGTCATACAGCAACTTGCACTATCGGGGGCGCAGGGATGCTATCTCAGCGCACAAAAGATAAGTTCGATTTCTCTCCATTGCACGGCAAAGAGCTTATTATATGGCCTGATAACGATGAAGCGGGTCAAAAATTAGCCAAAATAGTGCAAGAGCTTGGTGTTAACGCAGGGGCAAAAGCCGTTACGATGCTTACGCCACCACAGGGTAAGCCAAAAAAGTGGGACGCTGCTGATGCGATTGAAGAGGCTTTTGATATATCGAAGTTTCTTAACGCACCAAATCATAAGGTAAAGAGAACATTATCTCTCAAAAATAGAAACCTGCTTATTGGAAATCAATTTGCTGGAGCTGCACCCGAACAAAAGTTTTTAATCGGTGACACCATACCGCTGGGAATACCATGTGTTTTCGCGGCTGCTGGCGACAGTGGTAAAGGTATGATGACATTAGATCTGGCTATGAAAGTGGCATCGGGGGAAGCTATGCAAAATTCTTTTGGGGGTTTGGTCGCTCATCACGGGTCAGCTATTATATTATCGGCGGAAGATGACAGAGATGAGCTGCATCGCCGTGTCAGCAGGCTGGACAGCTCGAACAATCGTTCGGGTTATAAGCATGATTTGCTGGTTGTGCCCCTTCCAAACGAAGGCGGGGTGTTTCCAATTATGATGAAATCAGACAATACCTACGTTACATCACCAGAGTTTGAGAAGATATATGAGGAGATGTTAGAAATTGATGACCTCGCGCTAGTTATTATTGATCCTATGGCATCATTTGTACACGCAGATGTAAATGCAGATCCTGCAGCAGGCGCTGCTTTTATGGGCTTGTTGGCTCAAATGGCTACAGAAACAGGCGCTACAGTTATGGTCAATCACCATATGGCTAAGATCAGGGACAAAGAGCCTGTTACAACGCCAGAACAGGCTCGTAATCTTATTCGGGGTACGTCAGCTATTGTCGATGGGGTCAGATCAGCATTTGCTGTTTGGCAAGTGGATGAAGGTGTTGCTGAAGCTAGATGCAGAGATATTGGTATAAAATATCAAAGAAACATGATTTATGACGGCGCAGTTGTAAAATCCAACGGGGTGGCAAACCGTGAAATCCGAAGATTTGTTCGGAATACAAATACGGGGCTGCTGGAAGATAGAACTGTTGATATGAATTCAGCTAAATCATCTGCAACTCCTCGCGTTCAAGAAAGAAGAGAAGTTATTTATAGATGGATTGTTGAACGTGAAGATATGGGGCTTCCCCTTACAAAATCTGGAAAAAAGAATGGCATATTGCACTATGCTGGAAATCAACCAGAAACAGATACTGAGGCTCAAGAAATTAAAAAACAATATAGGCAAACAATAGAAAAAGATGTTGATAACTTAATTGGTGATGGTCGAGTTAAACAGTTTAAAAGAACTAAGGGTGGAAATATTGAGTGGCTTGGTGTCGTGAATGGTAGATTGCAGAGAGAAGAGGAAGAATTAGGTATTGACTAGATATGGTAAAGTATGCTAATTATCCCAGTCTAATTAAAAAGGAGAAAGTAATGATTACAGTATTTGATAAAAAAGAAGACAGACCAAGCTTACAAAAAGCTCAAGAGCTTGTCGGGGGTTTGGTCGAAATCGTTAGATCACCAGACAACCCAACGTGGCAAGTCCTCGTAAACGAAGAGGGGCTGCTTAAAGATTTACCTTTTAATGCAGAAGCATCAAAGATCTGCAACACTGGCATTGTCGGTGACGCTGTTATTCTTAAAGGGGATGCCCAATGGGACTAAAGGCTCAAGTAAAAGGTAAAGTATACGAAAGCGAAGCTGCTAGAATAAGATACGAGGATCTTTACAGTAGAAACTGGTGCGTTCAAAATAGATTGGACGTATCAGAAAGACCAAATCTTCGAGGGCAAATCAAAATAAAAACTTTTGCTGAAAAACAAGATGAGATTAAAAATCTATCTAAAAATGCAAAGATGGTTAATAGTTTTCTAAGCAGAAATATGAATATACCAAAAATTGCAGAAGTAATGTTTTCAACCGAAACTTTTGTTCGGAATATTATAAGAAAATACAACCTGCCTAAATAATTAATTAGGCCGAACTCGCGGCCTAACTAATTTTGATTGAACATCTGAAGGCAAGCACCACATAGAAATATCGTTGCCATATAATTCGTACATATGATCGTACATATGATCAAACGTTCGGCTGCTCATGGCCTTCATGCAATGCTGCTCACTCTCAAACCAAACAACGGTGTTAATCTCATGGTTGTGCAAGGTGTAAGAAAGAACCAACGCTGTAAAATATTCAATCATTTATTCTTCCACACATCGTTAATTAAGATCTTGTCCTTATCTCCACCGAACTCAATAATAAACTCGCTCTTAGCCATCTGACTGGCCTTACCAGAACTCTCAGCTTTAATCGGATAAGTCTTCTTAACAACGCCCTCTATCTCAACAAGAAACTCTCGCTTCTCAGGATAGTGATCTGGCTTCGGGTACACATGAACTGTGTTAAATCCATCATCGTCCATTATCTTCAATCTCCAATTCTTTCATCCAGTTTTGCAGGGTTTGGTAATTTTTCAACCCCAATAGTTTTGAAGCAGAACTTACGTTCTTTGATTTCTCCAAGGCTCTACGAACATATTTGTCCTTAGTCGTTCTAACAGCCCTCAATACATCAAAATCATCTTGCGCCAATAACTCAAGGTAAGCAGGGTTATCCCTGCGCCATTGCTCATTAACACCAAGATTGTGTTTGATTTCTTTTTTAAACTCAGTCAAATCACTCTCAGTCTTGATGTCACTAAGCCTCTCAAGTGTGTAGTGCATACACATAGTATCGTCTTCAATAGCCATTACCAT